ACCAGCATTTGTGGCAAACTCTCCTGCCGCACCAGTAAAATCCGCTGCTATGTCAGCCACGGCTCCGGTATTGATAGTAAACCCATGACCAAGAGCTACAGTTAAAGCAGTACTGATCATACCAGTGATATAACCACCAATCTGCAACCAGCAACTATCTCCGCTATCTACTGCCTCTGTGGGTACACCTACATAGATGTACTTGTCGGCAGCAGGAAGAGCCTGAGAAACAGGCCCATACTCGTTCGCTATAATTCCATAAGGTGTTTTTGCTGTCAAAGCTCCATGAGCTATGCAGTTGTGAAACACCTTGCCATCTGAATCCCACCTTTTCTCAAAGGTTGCTTTTGTATATGCATCAGGTACGAAATGTACTCCCATTTGATCCTCCTTAAATGGTGTAGTCTAAAGCAGACGCTTTAAAGCTACTTCTACGCATACGACATACCATATTTCCAGCCCATGACATTACCTTGCCCATTGCCCTGGGAAAACCAGCCTGGAACAAATCCTCCCAAGGTGTTACCTCGAAGTTCCAGTCTTTGTGATACCGAAGCTCAAACTGTTTAGTGTCAATACCAAGCCAAAGTTTAGCGGTACAAAAAGCATCGCCAACAACAGGTATGCCATGAAAGGTGGTATTCGTGAACCCTGCATCAGCAAGGGTCTTTTCTTTGTATCTTTTCTGAGGTTCAATAAGAGACTCAAACTTGGAAGCCAGGTCTCTCGTGGTCATGTGCAGATCCGGGGAGTGTTTCCCAAAAGTTGCCTGATTAACCAAATAACTCAAAGAGTTAGCACCGTAAAGTACCAATTCAGTAGTAGTGGTGTCCTCGGTAGAAGCCCATTCTGCTACATCAGCTACTGCGATACCGGCATAAGTGTCTGCGGCATCAATAATCACAGGCAGTGAAATAAAACCTAACCCATTCGGGTTGGTTGTATAAAGATCGGTTGCAAACCTGTCCATCATGTCCTGACGGATTTCATCGGCTTTATCAGCCAACAGATTAATAATCTTCTGCTTCCCGGCGTTCTTTACTCTCTCGTCCCAGGAAATCATATTGTCGCAGTTATAGTAAGTCCAAGCCAGATCCCCACCAGTACGGGTGGTTTTCTGCTCGAAAGTAACCTGCTCATGCGCACCTACCGCATCCGCTCTTGCGAACTTGCGGTAACGAATAGGAAATTGTATTGAAGTTCCACCATCACACACTATGCTGTTGTTTTTCTTTATCTTCAGCAAAACGGCGGAGTCCTCGTATATATTCTGTGTCATAGTTTTGTCAAAATACTTATGACTTACAGTGTTAGCTTCTGTAATAGCAAGTGCCATTTTTTAGCTCCTAAACTTCTTCGTGGGCCGCCCTCCTTGCATCATCAATGTCACCATTGAAGTCTTTTCCCTTAACGGGTTTCCCTGAACCAGTGATTACACCCGTTGTTTGTTGGCGCTTCTTTTCTTGCGCCTCGGCGAGCCTACGTTCCATTTCTACGGGGTCTAGACGACCACGTTGCGAAAAATACGCCAGTTCGAGTAAAGCCTTAGGATCATCAGTAAGGCCACCAAGAACCTTTTCAACAGTACCAGAATCAAAGTCAGGGTATTTACCCTTCAATTCATTATAAATTGCCTGCTTCTGCGTGTTGAACTCCTGGTCTGCCCTGTACTGTTTCATCTCGTCCAACATTCCCTTGATTTCCTTTAATTGTCCGTCAGTATAACTTTGTGAACGATTAAAAGCTTCTTCAGGGGAAGGGGGAGATTCTACCATTTGCTTGAACTTTCTGTAAGCATCGGGTCTGGCCTCCATGAAAGCCTTAAACTTCTTGTATTGAGAACCAATACCCTTTAAATCTTCCGCTTGCTTTTCAAGCTCCGCTTCCCTCTTCTTTACTCTTTCAGACTCCTGCGATAGTGCGGTAGTTTTTCCGGTATAGTCTTTCTGTCGCATAAAACTTTTACCGAACGCCTCTTTTAATGCCTCTGCATCTTTGAAAGACATCTTTTCACCATCAGGACTATCATACTCGAAAAATGCCGGTTGTTCTTCAGTCACTACTATGTCTGAAATAGCAGCTTCATCCAAGTCCGTTCCGCTTATGAGTTCTTCGGCAGGGCCTTCAACGGGTGTTTCAGCAAAATGCTGGAGTCCGATCCGGTCAAGCCAATTCTCTTGCAGATTTTCCATGTTACGCTCCCATTAAATTATCAAAGTCAGGCGGTGGAGCTTGCGGGGGCATCGGTGGCCCTCCCTGTCCTCCTCCTGCTAAACCTTTCATCTTGTTCAATGGATTTGAGTTCTCCATTTGTTTCTTTGCAAAATCCCTAAACTGTGAGGCTGGCCCTTCAGGGTCTATACCCATTTGCTGAAGAAGCTCTATCACAGTCATGTTGGGGTCAATATCTCCATCCTGTTTCATCATAGAAGCATCAACCGGATTCATTATTGACCGCATACCTTTTACTTTGTCCTCTACACCTCCACCCATGGGCGCTCCTTGTGGCGGCATCCCCGGTGGCATCCCCTGTGGGGGCATTCCTGGTAATGGCATTATCTTCCTCCTGCTATCGGTGGAACCTGTCCACCCATCGGTATTGCTTTTGGCCCTCCGCTCTGTGGCGGGGGCGGCATCTTAGCCTTCATCTCTTCTTTTCTCTTTTCCTCTTTCCTATTAATAATAGCTTCTTTGTCAGGAATCTGTAGGGCATCCATAACAGCTACATCATCAATAATACTTTCTGGTGAATATCTTACTTCTGCCAGTCTCAAGTACAGATTGGCTAAACTCTGCTTATCCATCGGCAAAGTGCTATTTGTTTGTATTTCTATCTTGAACTTGAAATATATAGGATCATCTTCGTTGAAAACCTCTTTTAAAAGTCTTTCTGTTTCCTGATACATTCCATCACCCTTGAGTCTTTCATCATAAGCCTGATCAGTCTCTTTGGTTCCGGCATCAGTCTCAACCCTCTCGGGTGTATTGGTTTGCTTGAACACATTCGCAGAATTGCCAACAAGCCCAAAATCTATTCTTGGCCCATCCTTATCTCCGGTCTTGGAAGAGAAGTATCTTGGTGCGGTATAGTTCTGCTGCATTAATGATACATGCAGATAGTTTACTCGTTTCAAAGAGAACTCAAGGTTTCTTACCTTCTGACGTACACCAGTGTAACTAGATTCAATCATTATAGATACTTCAGAGGCAGACTGGCGCTCTTTCTTAGCAGCCCTGCCCTTTGACAACTCAGTAACCCGGCTTGCCTCTTCTATGGCCTGTGGGAGTATGTTGAGCAAGTCAAGGTGTATTCTGTCCATCGTACCGACTTCAACCCTCTTTATTGGTTCGTTGCTGAGTTGGTGGTTGGCAATCCACATGTTTCCGCCTTCAGCGAATTTGTCTTTTATATCATCCTCATCTAATCCAGCACTATTATCAATCGTATAGTTAGGATCTTCTGACAGTCTAGACCATTTTACTGCGGTTTGAAGTTGCCTGTTATATTCTTTGTGTAGATATTCTATTTGCTGAGGTTCTCCCATACCCCAAAAGCTATGAGGAACACGATAGTCATACCATGCTACATAAGGTGGATAACCATGCTCGAAAGGAGAGGGTTCATCTTCTAGAACAACACTCTTGGTGAATACAACAATTCTACCGTTAGGATACTTCTTCCTAAACCCTTTCTCTTCTTTTACTCCGTCCTCTTCGTTTGCTTCTTCAACGATGTATTCTTCAACACTCTCGTCTCTTATCCACATATAGTAAACTGTTACATCTTCATTCTCAAGTTGGAGAGAGTCTTTTTCTTCATGTTCATCTGATTCTTTATCATTATCAGACTTCACGTTTTTGTATTCTTTTGGATATTTCATTTTAATCCAAGACATGGGTTTTCTTAACTTCTCTCCACACCATGCGGCTTTCCACACATCTTCATATCCAGGTGCTATAACAAAGTTTCTTGGGTCGGCAAGTTCGGTGGTAATCTCGTCAGTCTCGTTGTCAAAGTAGGTTTTGGTCAATCCAATCGGCCAGAGAAGGGCATCAGTCTCGACAAGGTAAACAAGGTCGCTCATTTCTTCAGCTTCCCATAAATACTCTCCGGCTTTGTTATAAAGATTGGCAAGATTCTGGAATACCGGCTCCGCTGCTCTTATATGCCAGATGGGTTTATTGTCTGTAAGTAAGGGGCAAATAGCTTGAATGTTAGAGAAAATGTAATTAACCTGCACTCTGCTTTCATTTTCATCAAGATCATCTTTCCACAATTTAGCTTCGTATAGTTCAAGCCATTCATTCATTTTCTTCCGGCGCTCAACATACACGGTAGAGTTATATTCTTTATCGAATATAGTCTGCATTGCGAGATATTGCTTCGGGAGTTCTGGATTATCCGAAGTCTTTGTTTTATCTTTAGCCATTATTTTCCCTTATACTCCGCTTCATAAGCCCCGTCTGGATTGGGTTCCAGATTGTGTTCAGCCAAGAAGTTATCCCTTGGCCGTTTTGAATCAAAATATTTACCTGCTCCTGCGTCCCAACCATATCTAAAAGTCGTGGCATAAGAAAAATTACCAAATCTATATTCAGCAGTTCCACCGCATACGTCACATTTAGTAGTTTTGGGATACTCTCCTGGGAATATCAAATCAAAACTGTTACCGCACTTACATCTGTATTCTCTAAGTGCCATTTATACCCCCGCCAATCCTCTATTCCTTTGTTTCTGGAAGGGCATACGGTTGCCTGGACGCACTCCCCTGGGTCTAACCATTCCTGGAGTACCACGCATAGCCCTAATATTCCCTACCGCTCCCTGTGGGGCTGCACTCATCATGCTTTTGCCTTCCTGGGTACGCTTGAATATATTCATCAACCGGCGTAACTTGTCAGGGTCACCACCGGCAGACCCCATTAATTGGCTGAAATTACCACTTTGGCTAACCATTCTTCTTCTCCTTCATATATTCATCACATCGTTTGCAACATAATTTACCATCAACTTTAATCGGTCTGAACATCCTTCCACCACAATAACTGCACCTAAGCCGTCTTTTTGAAATTCTTGTCCCAACCTGAACCCTTCTTTTTTCCATGAAAATCTCTCCATGACAAACCTGGAAGCCTGAACAGTTTATCCAGGTTCTTGTGCTGCGCAAAACTCTCGACAACGTAAACACACATAGAGAGAGCGTCTACCTCATCGTCCTCGTCTCCTTCTTTTCCGGTGAACATATCCATCTGTCGTATCAGTCGGCTACATTCGGAGTTGATTCTTACCTTGCCAGTCCTTACAAGAGAACCCAAAGAACCGTCAATTCTTTGCCTTTTACTCTGCCTTTTGATAGGAATTGGCGTTATAGATAATTTAAGTTTTGCGTTGTTCTTAAATTCCCATTCCGCTATTTTCATCTTGATAATAACTTCTAAATGTGTCTGCAATCCCAACTCTATCCCGACACTCTTGAACCCACCATATTGTAAATGTTTCTTGATAAGTAAATCGGCTATCTCGTCACCACCTCTTTTAATCGAAAAACTCTCCGGTACATACACCTGGTTCAAATGATTAACAGCAATAATGACAAAAGCGGTATAATCGCTGTAATCTTTGATCGTAGCCGCAGGGTCTATCAGTAAGTAGTATCTGTACCCTTTCTCATCGTCAGGTAACGGCATCTTGAAAGTCGGTTGCGGAGAAGGGAAGATCTTGTCCTCATCGGGGGTACAGTTACACTCTATTTGCGCAAAATAGTTCTGTCTGCCCATCCTTTGTTTCAATCTCTCGAAGTCTTTCAAATTAAACCATGATTTATAAATAGGTTTCCCGTTCTCTATATTGCCTCTCCAGAAAACATTCTTGAACTGTTTTTCCCTTACTATCTTTGCATACAAATCCCTGTAGTGATATGGGGTTCCGGTCATGGTTACAACAGCATCAGTTTCCAAAATAGGCTGCATATATTCCCAAAACTCTTCTGCTTTTTCCATCTGTTCAACGGTCTTTACGGTGTCTTTGTCAATAATGTCGTCAAAGAAAGCGGCATCGAAGTGAAACCCCGTTATCTTAGTGTCTGCACCAGCAACGGTGATTTGACATTCCTGCGGCATCTTTCCAAGAGAATGATCTCGCTTAATAGTCAACTCGTCTAAAGTTGACTTCTCCCAATTCTTATAATCTTTCCCTGGAGCCGGAACCTGCTCTGCAAACAGTCTTAAAATGATAGGAGTGGCAAATATCCTTTTAATATCTGCCAGCTCCCTTCTCACTAATTTAGTAGTCGTGGAAAACAAACCTATTCTGATATTGGGATTGTTGAGAACCATCTGAACAATCCTCAACTTGACCCATGTGGTCTTTAAGTGCAATCTTGATATGATTATCAGAATATCTTCTAATGACATCAAGGCGTTAGCCAACCACCTATGTAAAACGGGGTCTACACGCCACCTTCTGCGATTCTTACTGCAAGCGTGCCGCCAACCCAAAACTTCATTACCGAAAAAGAATAAATCTGTTTTGATCTTCCACCTTAACCAATAATCAAAAGCCTCTTTCTCGTCACCATTGCACTCTTTCACCATAGATTCATAGCGATTTTTTTCGTAGGTGGACATTTTAAAAGGCTTCTGATATTCTTTCATCCTCTGTTTATTTTATCTCCCATAGCGTTTATTTCCTGCAATTCGGGCTGGCCGCCAACCACAGTGAACAGTCTTTTCTTTCCTTTCATGTTTTGGGCCATAGCCTGTACCACTTGGAGATTGTTATAATGCCAGACTTTTATCCTTCCGGCATAATCCTGAATAAGTACCATTTCTGTGTTGTCCGGTACGGTAGGCATGGGAAGTTCATCGTCCTGGGTAAAATCTACTACATGCGCAGCAGCCCTATTAGCCCTTGAGGGATTTCCTTCCCCTGAACCAAAAGGATTGGGTTCGAGTCGTGGGTCTAACTTGGCTTTCTCATCGAACTTTGCACCCTCTTCCCTGGCCAACTCTTCATTGTACTCTTCTATTGTGTCGTCAAAATCTTCTAAAATCTCTGCCACTTTGTGGCCTCCTTAATATTTATATCCAGCCCTAGTAGGATAGGTCTGGTTTGGATCGTCTCGTCCAGGCCCTGTAGGTCGTGTGTAGGGACTGGTCTTGCTCGCAAATCTTAAAGCTTTTGAAAAAATGCTTTCTGCATCCCCTCTTGCGAGAGCCTCCTTTTTATTTTGTTGTGTTTTCCTCTTTGCTTCATCCCAACCTTCAGGTGGTTCCTCCTGTTTCCAGGGAGCCAACTCACTTAATGGTTTCTCTGGTTTGATCAAAGAAAACTTACCAAGAAAATCTAATATCTTATCGGCTATACTTTTTTCAGGCATACTCTACCTCCCCACAATTAACGGAATATATTTTCAAGTCACCGGGTGGTATAAGATTGTCGTCTACGTATACCCGTGCCTTTTCTTTTGCCTCTTCCTTTTTTTGGTAAATCCCCAAAACCCTAATTCCATCAATTACAAAATATAATGGTTTCATTCTTTTTCCTCCAAAAGCCCATAAGCAATCTTTTCTAGTAATTGCCAATAATTTTTTCTTGCGGCCTCCACACGGGAATAGTACTCTTCCCTTAAAGGCTCTGTTTTCTGTTCATATTTTTCCCACGCTCTTTTCATTTTTTGCAAATATTCATCCCACAAAGGATCTTTTTGCTGATTATATTCTTCCTGAAAGGGTTGTTTTTTTTGGCAACATTTTGTCCAAAAAGGCTGCGCCTCTAACCCGTATTTATTACCAAGTGATTCTAATTCCAGTTCAAGTTCATCTTCAAAGGGTTTGGTTTGCTGTGAATACTTTTCTCGAAAAGGTTTTACTTTCAATTCATACTCTTCTTCGAAAAGTTTTTTTTGCTCTTCAAATTCTTCTATCACCGGTGTTTCTTCTCGCTTATACTTTTCCCAACAAGATTCTAATTCCCAACTATGATTCTTTGTGACAAGTTTTTCTTGTCGTATGTACTCATCCCATAATCCAAGCGATTGTAATTGTTTATAAGGAGACTTCTGTCTTTTTGGACGAATAAATTCCAACCATTTGCGCTTTAACCATCCCATCATTCTTTATCCTCTTTATTCTCAAAATGTGGACACCTAAACTTAGGCCCCATTAAAAATCCGTTCGCTCCGCAGTTTGCATCCAGGATGACAAAACCATCTTGCGGTGGTTCTCCTTCCCAAAGATATTCGTCAACAAATCTTTCACATCGGCATTTTCCAAAACCACTAGTGAAAGCCCATAGACTCGCACCCTGATCGCACTGTTCCCATTTAGCACATCTATCGCAAGTCTCGTCAGTAAGAGCTTCCGCCAAAGCCTCAACCATAGAAGCCCTGCCAGCCCGTAGTTCTCTGTTTAGTCGATCCATGGTTATTTTTTCAGGCTTCTCGCCAATTACTATTATTGACATAGTACCCCCTAACTCCACAAAGCCAAAAACCAATCGGCAAATAATCTCATTCCCTCTTGGTATTTTTCATCGTCTTTTTCTGTAACTCCTTCGGAGTTCTCGAATGCATATTCAAAAGCATAAATCATTTTATCTATAATATCTAACCAATCATTTTCATCCAAATTACCG